TCATCAGCACGACCACGTCGGCGTCCGGATCGTCCGCGACGGCGTCCAGCGGGTTCCCCCTCGGGCACGTGTCGCTGTCGAGGAACATCGCCCAGTCGGGCGTCGGCTCGATGTCGAGCACGTGCTTGATGCCTAGGTTCCGCATCTGCGCCGCCCCCTTGGCGAACGAGTCCCTCGGGTAGACCAGGCCCACCAGGAAGCGCGGGTCCGGCATGACGTAATGTTTGATCACGAACTCCGTGTCGATGTGCACCGAACTCTGCACCGGGATGACAGCGACGAGCCGCTGCCGCTTGTCCTCGCCCATTTTCTGCGCCCCCTCTTTATGTATCATCGATCTCAACCCCAAGTCTGATTAGGTGAACTGGCTAGGGCAGAATCTCTGCCACTGCCTTTGCCCGTTGCGCATCCAGAAGCGCAAGCGCGGCGGCGATCTGTGGCTGGCTCAGATGTGGCTGATCGTTGAACTGGTGACGCTGCACGAACTGCCCACCGCTGTCCAACTCGATCACCCGCGCGTGCAATGAGCGACTTGGATTAGTGCCGTCGCCGTCGCGGAAGCGCCACGTGGCGCGCCCGACTTGGTGCCCGGTGGGGAAGCCAAGGTCGGCGGGTAGCGCCGCCCGCCTGCTGGCCATGAACGTTTGAAGTTGCGTAATCTGCTGTGCCGTCAAGTGTGGCACCTCGTCACCCGAGCGCATCTTCATCACGTCCCCAAACTGATCCATTACCTCCAGGTTGTACTGAAGCGCTCGGTTGCCTGCCGTGCCGTCCAGGTCGTCGAGGAAGTGGTCAATGCGCCCGATATCGGTCGGCGTCAGTATGCTCTGCAAGTCGAATGCCATTATGCCTCCTCAAAGGCCAGAAACCAGTCGGCGGCTTCGGCCTGCGCTTCCGTCAGCAGCGCGTCCCGTTCGGCTTGGGTGAAGAACTCCTTGTCGTCTTCACTGTTGACGACAAGTGCCTCTTGCGCCGTCAGCGGGTGCGTGATCCACCCATGCCAGTAGTGCGTCACGTCCCCTGGCTGCAGCCCTGTGGCGCGCTGCTGCGCCTCCAGGCAGCTGCGGTCGGCGGCGCGTTGTCCGGTGAGTGGTAGATATTCCACTAGTAGCACCCCCAGTAGCTGTTCATCGCGTTCTGCATCGCCGCCACTCGCTGCGCATCGCTGAGCGACGGATCACAAATCACAACGCTGACAATATCGCCATCCCACTCGGCTCCGGCAAGGTTGCTTGCTCCAATCCTCAACCCTTTGGCGTTTTGCGCGCCCGCATCGCCACTAGCCTCGCTCGTAGCATTGATCCAGAACTGACTAGATACGCCATTGAACAGCATCGCCCAAACGTTCCAATTGCTATCGCTGGAACTTCCAACCAAGTACGCGCCCGCATAGAGAGCCCACCCATCTGGTGTGGGGGCGTTATATTGGAACATCAGCATGCGGTTGCCATCAATTCCATCACATAGGGCATAGAGCGCGCCATCATTGACCGCCACCGCATCCAGGGCACCTATGGCAAAAACGGTAAATGGCTGACTCAGTTGCCCACCAGTAGTGTATGTGCCCGCAAGTGCATGATTCGTCCCGTCGAACCGCATCCCCGCGTGCCCGTTTCGCGCGTTCGCCACGTAGAGCGGCTGGTTAGCTGCCACGGCCTGCGTCACGTCGTCGCTTGCCGGTGCCTGGTCGTAGACGGTGACGACATAGGATGCCCCACCTGCCCACGCTGTAATCGCTGCCACGTTCAGGTCGCCGTTGGCGAGATAGGTGAAGTTAGCCTCCGCGTTGTCGCTGGCACGCCGCAGGCGCACCAAGTTGCCGGTGTAAGATGTCAGCACCCGGCGCGCCGGTTCGTAGATGTGAACAATGTTCGGAATACCGTCATAAGCAGGTGCGAAGCCGCCCGGTGCGCCGGCGCGCATGGACAGTGGCATGAAGCCCGCCCCCGGGAAGCCAGCCCCTGCCATCTATGGAATCCTTCTCGCGTAGTTGATCACGACGATCATGTCATCCGCGGCAACCTGGATTGCGTTGTTGTCATAGACCCGGATGTCCCAGTCTGTCTGCAGCAGAAGGCCGACGGGGAGCGGGGTCATGAGATTGTCCGTGTCTCGGAAGGCCACCAGGTCTGCGAGGCCTGCGGCGAAGGTGTAGTTCCTCGTGAGGTCGGCAACCTGCGTGGCCCCCGCCCTCACCTCCGCGACCAAGTTGGCCGCGGCATCGTAGAACTCGACCGCGATCTGCCTGGTCCCCGCATCAGCGGTCGTGGTGAAGAGCACGTATATCCAGAGCACGTGCCATTCCTCGAGTGCCGGGACGGTGAACGTCTTGTCGCTGTCGTCGGCCGTAGCGTCCCGCTCGTAGTCCAGGGTCCACTCGTCCGTTGTGACGACGACGGGCATCCCGCCGACGGGAGCGGGCGAACCGGACGTGTATTTCGCTTCGGACATAGGATCCCTCCCGCTACATCAGTTGGGCGGTGAGCTGGCAGATGCCCGGGGTGCCGGTGACGCCGGACTCCCGCGCGTAGATGCGGAGCCGTTCGTAGAGGCCGCCGAGCACGAATGGGCCGACGTTGATCGAGTCGATGGCGGCGGCGAGCGAGGTGAACGTGTAGAAGTCGGCCTGGACGTATGACTGCGTGTCCGCGCCGGGGACGACCATCCCCGCCGCCTTGATCGAGATGTCCTCCCACTCGACCGCGCCCGTCGGCATCGTGGCAATGCTGGAGTAGAGAGACGCCTGGACCTGGATGTCAACCGCGCCGCCCTCAGCCCCCCGCGTGTAAGTGATCTCGACCGCGAGCCCGTTGGCGTAGTCGCAAAGGAGCTCGGGCGGCGTCGCGTCCCAGGCGCCCTGGGCGGGAAGCGCCGCGGAGACGCGCGCGACCTGTGGATTCTGCCATCCCTTGGGATAGGGGTCGAGGAAGTGGTTCAAGCCAAGGACCATCGAAGTCCTCCTGAAACGACGAGAGGCGCCCCTCCCGTTTGGGAGGCGCGCCTCGGTACCGCGTTTGTTGGTGTTCGATTGTGGCTACAGTGTACCACGCATCGGGCGGGTTGTCAAGTCCGCAGTAACCCCAATGCCTCCAGTTCTGCCCTCAGTCGCTCGTCGGCCTTGCGTTCCTGCAACGTCGGCTTCCCATGATGCCGGCGCGGGTTGCCGCAGCACGGACCGGAACATGGGACCCGGCAATAGCGCATGCGGCGTTCAATGTCGCCGCCGGGTTCATACCATCGTTCCGAACGTACCCCGTCGCTGGCCTCCCGCCAGACGCGAAGCACGCGCCGGGCATGTTTCTTGGCTTGCCGCAACCTTTCGCCGCGCATCCTCTCACCCACTGCCTAGGTCATCCGCGATCGCCTCCAGGAACGCCGACGCGCAGCTGGCGGGCTCCAGCCGCGCTACGCGCGGGGCGAGCCAGACGCGCGGCCTGCCGTCCACTACGAGCACGCGCATGACGACGACCGCCGCGCCGCTCGGGGCCCCCTCGATGGCGAGCCGCAGCCGCTTGGCGACGGACTCCCACGAGCGCTCAGGCAGGTTCCCGTAGGTTTCGCTCATCCTGCCTCTCGCGCTCCATGGTCACGACATGTTCCGTCGAGCTAGGGACCCACCATGCCGCGCCCTTGATCTCCCACCCGTCCGTTGCGTAAACGTTGGCTTTGCGCTCCAGCTCGACGAGCGTGGGCGCGGTGACGATCTTGTATTCCTTCATGTCGCTTCCGCCTCGCTCGTTAAGACCCAGCCTTCCTGTACAGATGAGTTGGTCATTCGTCTTCATCCTCCTCATCATCATACCATCGCTCCAATTCGGGATATGGCAGGGCCAACGGGTCGCTGAAATCATATCGGACGTTCTCAAAAGAACATGCCCAATAGCACCCCTCCACGCGCAGGATTGGCGGGGTCAATTCCACATCCGCGTCTATATCTACCCAACAGAAGCCCACTCCCTTTTTGGCGGCCTGCGGCAGATAGTCTTTGCGCAAGCCAGTATCCAGTTGGATAACTGTCTGGCCCTGGTAGTCTTCGCCACAAACAAGATAGTCATGCCCGTCCGGGTGATTTTCGGCCCACGCAAACGGAAAGGCCGGATAGTTGCGATGGACAACAGAGATAATATCTCCTGTCTGCACATTTTCTACCTGGGCCATGCTGAACTGCCAGTACTCTTCTTGCTTCACTGTCAAGACGATAGTGAGACTATAACTACCCGATGGCGAACGGTGTATTTTCTTGTCGGGCATCTAATCTTCCCCCTCCATAAATAGGCGTGCGATCGCGCGCCAGGATGAGCCGGTACGGGTCAAACCTGGCCGCCCTCGCCGGCTGCGGCCCGCTGCGCCGCCACCAGGCAACGATGTCCTCCCCGTCGCTGGCCACGGCCCACTCCTCCCAGGCACGGAAGTCGGAAACGTGCCAGGCGCTCTGGTGCTCGGTGTACGGGTTGCCGCGGTTGGCCGGGTTGGGCATCCACCCGTCGGGCGTCGCCAGGAGCACGACGTCCGCGACGGCCTCCAGCCGCAGGAACGCGTCCCGCACGTCCTTCATGGGCAGGTGCTCGGGCCCGTGGCAGAAGATTGCGTACTCGTAGTGCTCGTGGGGCAGGGCGCCCAGGTCGAGCGTCCGCACGTCGCCGACCACGGCATGCGCGATCAGGGACGATTGCCCGTCCGCCATCAGCTCCTCAAGGAACGGGCCCCATACCTCCACCACGGTCAGCTCGTTGCCGGCCTCGGCCAGCTCGCGCGCCCCGGTGAAGTGCCGCACGCACGCCCCGACGTAGAGGATGCGCCCCGGTTTCCCGAACAGCTCAGGCACGTGCCTCCTCCAGGCCCGGACGATACGCTGCTTGTTCACGCCTCTTCTTGTCCTTCGGGATGCGCTTCCCGTTCCATAATCACAGCAGGTTGGGCATTCGCCATATGAAATGGTCGCAGGCAGACTGTGCTCTTGTACTCAAAGCCCCCCGCTGCAAGCCGGTTCAGGTCCGCCATGAGGTCGGGTGCTGTGCAAGCCACAAAAACGACGTATTCCTTCATTGCCCCCTCTATCTCCAATAGTCGGGATAGTCCCGACGGAGCACTCTTTGACCCAGCACCTGTTGCGCACTATGGATCGCATGCCTGAACTGGGTCGAGTCATCCGCAGATCCAACGCTGTTAGCCAGCCCTAGGAACCAGTCCCAGGCCTGAACCAAATGATTCATTATCTCCAACTCGTCAGGCGTCAGGCCGCCAACTTCTTTTTCGGACATTTCCATTTCCCCCTTAGTTCATCACAAACCCATCCACAATAGTTTGCACCGGTCCTCCCCCAGCTCGCGCCCGTCCACGTGCCAGACATGGGGACATCCCACGTGCGCCGGCATCGGGTTGGCGTACGCCACCTGCGTCGGCACGCCCCCCCTGGCGACAAGGCCGATGCAGATCGGGCACACCGCCCGAACGGGCAGCAGGTGCGCCTTCCCTTCCCGCAGGTCGTTGCGCCGCAGGAAGTCCGCCTGCGCCCGGTTGCGCGCCTTGCCCTCGGTCATCGTCGCGATCTGCCCGTCCTTCCACGCCGCCCGCCGCTCGTTCCACGCGCTCAGGTAGCGGGCGTAGTGGTAGCGGTTCGCGCGCGGGTGCTCCTGCCGGACGTGCTGGATCGCGACGGCGAGGTCGTAGTTGAACGAGTTGACGATGGACGCGGCGTCCGCCGCCGCCTCGGCGTCGATGTCGGCCTGGATCCCCCCGTCCTCGAGCTGGCCGTGGCGACCGTCACAGCCGTGCGCCGCTGCCATGAGGGTCAGCTCGTCGTTGTAGAAGGAGCGCGCGGCCTGCTCCAGGCCCGCCTGGATCGCCGCCGTGTCGAAGTTGTCCTGGCGCACCGCCTCGTGGACGAGTTCCATGACGGCAGAAGCGTCTTCCAGGGCGGCCTGCCAGTCGCGTTGCTCAGTCAAGCTCACGTCGCAACCTCTGGGATACGACAGGTTTGCGTCTCTCCAAGTTGAATCTGTTCATACGTCAGCGCATTGCAGTTGTACTTGATGCCCCACAACCGCCGCCGTAGCTTCGCCCGCCGCTTGTCTGTTTGCCCTATGCCCGGTCCTATCGCAATCGTAGAAGCCCATGGCGTGCCGTTTGGGGAGACGTAGAACTTCCACGGCCAATGGTGCTTGTAGAAGCGAATGCCGGGATGAAAGCAGATCCACCCCCAGCGCCGTGCATGTATGTTCAATGCAATGTGCATGGCATTGAAGCCATAGAGTACAATACACAGTCCGCACGCTCTGAATGAGATGTGCCCTCCGAGATGTTTTTCCAGCCACTGCGTAATGATCGTCATTGCATCTCCTCTGTCTGCATCACTATATTCACAGTTCCCCCTCCTCCTTCGCCATCGCCGCCGCCCACTCCTCGTCCGTGATCGCGCGAAGCCGGACGATCCCGTCGTCGAACGCGTACTGCGTAGCGACCGCCAGGCGCAGCCGGATGTCGCGGCGCAGGCGCTTGCGGTGGCGGTCCTGCTTCTGGTCTAGGTCAGTGGACTGGACGGGCGCTTGCTCAGTCATGCTTCCTGCTCCACTTTGGCGTTCAACGGTATCCTTGCCTCCAAGTAATCGTCTAGGGCGCGCTGGCATTCATCCTGTGCCTGTACCGCCAGTATCTCCCATCTTGCATCGTCATGATGGCGCTGGCGATTGCCGATGACTTGGATCGCAAACCGCAAGGCGGAAGCCATGTTACCCGCCACAAAATCCACCCACCGCTTATACGTCATCTGCCTGCCATTCCATGTACCCAGGAAGCCTGGATCTTTGGAAGGGCCAGCGAGCACGAACACGTCACCAGAACTCCAACACTTCAGGGCCTGCAGGTAATTCTTCCAAGGCCGCACCTCAGAACCATCACCGTCTTCGTCACCACTCTTGGGATCGATATAGTAGATCATCAATGCCACCCCCTCCATCCCGCTGACCCGAACCGGATCGCCGGTGCCCACTGGGCCTCTATCGACCGCCAAGGCTCGTCGAGCGGTTTGTCAAGATCCTGCCACCATACTGGCGTATAAGCGTCGGCGGCGCTACTGCCCATGTTCAGCATCCAGGGCTGGTGCAACGGGCATACTGCGCTGTTGCCTTCACAGGGCCAGTGTAAGCGGATTTCCTCACTCATCATCGTTGGCATCCTCATGTTCGACATCAGCAAAGGAAAAGTCGCCCTCGATCTCCGCGATCAGTTCCAGAGGCATGGGCGTGTCCCCCACATAACTGTATCCCGCCATCAGCGTTGGGATGTCCTTCCCCACGATCTTGCAGTTCGCCAGCCTCGCCACCGGTTCACCACCATCATAGTTCCTGGGATCGTGTCGCTGATGACGCGCCTCCAATGTAAACCCGTCCTTGACTGCGTCGAACCATACCAGTTGAGGAAGTATCCCCGTCAGCAGTGCCGTCGCCCTTCGCTTGCGCGTCTTGCGCGGCGCGTTGCAGGCGCTGCACCCCAGGCTGGACGCTGGCATGGTGGATCCGCAATAGGAGCATTCCCAGGTACTGCCCAGCCCTTGCCCGATGTGGACGTTAGAGAGCGCGGCGCACCACATGAGCTTCGGGTCCGCGCCGTCCTGCAGGAACCACAGGTAAACCTCTTGGTCGAGCCAGATGTCTTGTTCTACTGTCCTCATGTCCCTTCCCCCCTGCTATTCCAGGATCCGATCATACGTCTTCCCGCACTGCACGCAGCGCACCCAGTTCCCGTGCCCCTCGTAGAACTCGGCCGATGGTCCCCCGCAGAATGGGCACGTCCGGTCGATGACCTGCGGCACGTGCGACTCATCCAGCTCGGTCGGGAACTCCTCGTCCTCGGGCGGCGAGGTCGTGTCCGGCTGCTCCAGGTCGTCCGGCTCCTCTTCCTTCTCCGCCCTGGCCAGCTTGAACGCCTCCGGGCTGATGATGTCCATCACCTCGTCCGCGCCGACCGCCTGCAGGACGGTCTGGAGCATGTGAATGTTGACGGCGTCCATGACCTCCTGCGGGATCTCGCCCATCGCGTTCATGTTCACCAGGAAGTCGCGGTAGAACGTGCCGATCGCGCCGCTCAGACTTTCCAGGTCGGCCTGCACCAGCTTGTCGGTGGACACCTGGCCGTTGTAGGTCTCGAACCGCATCTTGCCGAACTGCTCCGCGAACTTGAGGACGACCTTGAGCATGACGCGGAAGTGGCTGCTCCAGAACTTGCGGTAGCGGGAGAACTGGAACTCAAGGGGCCGCTCCATCGAAGTATTGCCAGCGATGAGCGGATAACCGTTGCGTCGCGTAATAAACATCGTGTTGGGCAAGGCTTCAAAGCACCATACTTTGCCAGAGTATTGCACTGCCTTAACGTTGTTTCGTCTGGCAAGGCTGAACTTCCATCGGTCGCTCCTGTGGAGGATCCAGCATGCCGCGCTCGTCTCGAAATCCGGATGCCCGTTCTCAGGTCGGTTGACGGCTATCGTACCCCATTCGCCCAAGTTCAGGAGAAGCGCCTGTAGCCCATCGATCAGCTCCTTGGATGTGGAAGTGAAGAAGCCTTTGTAGTGCTCATGTTCCTCCGAGTGGCCGTCGCCAGCCCAAAGTGCGTCAACAAGGATTCTGGTTTGCTCTCGATTCATGTCATAGGCAAACCCAGGCAGTCGTTTGCTCTTTGCACCCTTGCCACAGTTCTTTTCAAGCCAGTCATAAAGCGCCTTGTCATTCGTGCGCCACCGTATGGTCCGCCCTTCATCTTTGATGCCACGATTGAACTGGAAGGGAAGTCTGTCAAGCAAAGCCTCAATTCGCTCCACATCTGGACTGTCTACGTTTTGGCAGATGCCAACAACATGGTTATATCCGGTCCCATTCAGCCATCCTTCCGATAGCCACCAGCCAAGAAACTCCAGCCAGTCATCCATCGGAAAGGCGCGGGTCCCCAGTCTGCTCTTTTCCTGCCCTTGCCCGACAGATGGCAGAATGAAGGCCTCAATTACTGGACGCGCTTCGCATAATGCCCTGGCCGGAAGAGCGAAACGGGAAGGAAGAGAATCCGCTTGGATCACCTCAAACGCCGTCTTGGCCCACTTCCTGCTCACGTTGTTCTCGTTCAGCGCCAGCATCCGATGGTTCGGCGTTACCAGGGCGTCGACGCTGCGTCCCTCAAACTGGATCATCGGCCCGTCATAGTCATACACATGCAGCTTCTGCGGCCACATGTACTCTATCTGCTGGAGGCCCTGGTTGTATGTTGCGATCATGTTGTGGCCCACGTCCCGCCAGCCTCGCCAACCCTTCTCGGTCAGCACTTCCGTGTCATCCGAGTAACACGCGGTTGCAAGCCGATAAGCGTCACCCTTGCCCGCGTAGTGGGGGAACAGCCCGTAGGCCAGAATCGGCATCCAGGCGAACATCTCCTCGTCCGTCTTGGCGTCGTCCGCGCCGGTCCGCATGGGAAGATCCTCATAGTCAGTCGCCCTGTTGTGGAGGAACGTCGACCCGGCGGCCGCCGCCGGGTTGGTCTCCTGGTAGTTAGTTGCGGAGAGGTGAGAGGCGATCTGGTTGGCCACCGATTTGACGTTCCTCGACCCGCCGGCCATGCGCAGGCGCCGCACGTACATGGCCTTGGCCGCCGACACAGACAGCCGATTCTGCATGTACTGCTTGTGCGCCCGGTCCCACGCCGCGCCGGTAGTGCTCAGCGGCCACCCCCACAGGCTCGCCCGGTCCTTGGCGTTGTAGGCGATGTGCTGCGCGACGGCGACGGTCCCCGGCTGGCCCAGAAGCCCGTTGGCACGCATCTTGTCCGTGCGCTGGTCGTCCTTGACCCCGACGTACTCGGCCAGGGTCTTGCCGTCCTTGTACGTTTCGTCGAGCTTGCCCGAGAAGTACGCCTGCCAGTCGGGATAGTACCACGTCTGGGCCTTCGCGCCCAGGCTGAACTCGCGCTTGTAGAACAGCGGCTGCCACTTGTTTTCGGGGTGGGTGACAACGGACTTGACCTCGTCCACGTCGAGCTCCGCGACCGTGGTCTCCCCGTCCGACGTGGACGCGTAATAGGCCAGGATCACGTTCCCGTCGCGCAGCACGTCCTCGGACAGGCAGTAGATGCTGGCCTCGCCCAGCAGGCGAGCGTTCCGGTCGGCGGACCAGAACTCCTGCCACACGCCGAGCTCCTTGACACGGTCCTGATACGTACGCTGCGCCTGCTCGCCCAAGCGTTCGCCGACTTCCTCCGGCGGCTGCGCCTTCTCGTCGTCCGGCACGATCTCCAGGCCCTCACCGAAGCCGTAGGACGTCCACAGCGAAACGGCCCACTGGTAGAGGACGGAATACCGCCACAGGCGGCGGGACTCCTGGACCGCGAGCTGCCACTCCCGCCCGGCGTCGCCTTCCCGGTAAGACGTGAGGGATCCGATCTGCTCGTATTGCAGCTGGTTGACGAGGTCCCACAAGTAGGCGCTGTCGTACTCCCCGAGCTGGCGCAGCAGTTCATCCGGCTGGAGCTGGTAGGGACCGTCCAGGTAGGCGCCCCACATGTGTCGCACGCTGGCCGTGATTTCCTCGAGCTGGCGCCGCCGCCCTCCCCCGTCGATCAGGTCCGCGAACCGCTCGCGCAAGTTCGCCAGTACGCCATGTTGTTCGGTCATGGTCTGTTCCCTTCACATCCCCTGATTAGGTGAACTGCTGTCGTTGGCTCAAACTGCTGTAGCCAGATGTCGAGCGGTATCCCCTCCACAGTGACGTTCGGAGTAATAGGGGCAATGGCGATCATGCCCGAGTGTTCTGGCCAGTAGCCGTTCCCCAAGTCCTCGTAAGCGTCAAGCGGCGGGTCTGGCCAATCATCCTCATCTGACGGCAACGTCTCCAGCAGATCCCGGTGTCGCCGTTCCCGCTCAGCGCACGCCCATCGTTCCCAGACAGCGAGTGCCCCGAATGCAAGTCCGCAAAGCAGCGCCGCGATCATCCTATCTCTCCTCCGGGGATCCACCCATAGTTCGGTCCGTCATTGAACGGTTCCGAAGTCAAGGTTGGTTCCATGAAGATTATCTTTGCCCCAGCTGCCAGCGCGTCCGCGATGGTGGAATAATCTTGCCCAGCCCAAATCACCGATGCCGGGCCCAGCTTCCCAGCAGCCTTCCACTTGGAGAGCAAGTCGGGGGCCATCTCTTCGATCGTCCCTTCGACGGTGAGCCATCGTCCCCGACTTTTGTATACCATACAAACCAGCACGCCGTAGAACGCGCCGCAAAGGAATGCCGCGATCATCCCGCCTCTCCTTCGCCAGTCCGCATGCCGATGCCACGGACGTTGTACCGAACCTCGCGGGCCTGCCGGGCGGCGAGTTCGACCATCTCTCCGGACGGCATCTCGAACACCTCGCGTTGTGCGGCGACAAACCCGTTCGGCGTGCCGTCGTATTCCAGGTCGAACTCGCACGTCATCTCAAGCGTCACGGTGAAACGCGCCTTTGGCATCTCAAGCCCCCCCCGGCTCTCTTGGCCTCTCCGTACCATTCGCGCACAGTCGCCCTGCGCCACCGGCGCGGCTTCCTGCGCAGCGCCGGGTGACCTTCCGCGCACAGCCGCCGCCAGAACCGCTTGAGCGACTCGCGCCTCGCGGGCTTGAGCTCGACCTTCCAGAACAGCAGCCGCCGCCTGAAGGCACCCGCGTCCAGGCGAGCGTGGACGGCGGGGCACGTCTCCCCCGGCTTCGCCAGGTCCGCGCAGTGGTGCGTCCACCTGCCGTCCCAGCGCCAGCCCGAGGCGCGCCGCGCCTTCCGCCGCTCCCCGCAACGCGAGCACCACACGTCGTAGTCCAGTTCAGTCGACACGGTAGGACTCCTTTGCCTCGATGAACTCCCCGACCTCCTTGCCGAACGGCGTCACCGCGTACCGTCCGCTGCCGACCTTCTCGACCATGCCCAGCTCCTCCAGCAGCGGGAAGTGCACGTTTTCCGTCTCTTTCGGCACGATGGGCCCCACACCCGCACGCTTCAGCATCTCCCGTTCCGGCAGGAACAGCACGCCCGCGTGATACCTGAGCTTGCGCGCCTGGCGCCCCGCGACGCAGACGACCACCAGGATCGCCGTGGCCATCGCGAGTACGCCCAGCGCGAACCACACCCCCGCCGTCATCTCCCGTCCTCCTTGACCCGCGCCGCCACCCGCCTGCCGAGCGGCGTCAGGATGTCGGCATCCCCCACCTGCCGGACCATGCCGAATTGCCGCAGTATCTCCAGGTTGGCGGCGTGCTCGTCCGCCGCCAGTGTCCTGAACTGGGTCAGCAACCGCGCCAGCAATATCCGTTCGCTGGGGAGCAGGACGCTATGCGCGAGGAACTTGACCCTACGCTCCCTCTTCGCCACGACGATACCGACCGCGATGAAGCAGAGTGTCGTCGCCACCGCGCCCATCCCGAACCATAGGATCTCGTTCATTGTATCCCCTCAGTGGTCTCGTTTGCCATGCGCCATCAGCGCCAGCACCGTTGGATAGGCGACGACGACCAGGGCAAGCGTCACAAGGAAAACCGCGATCAGGTCGCGCATCGCACCCCCTCTAGTACTGCCGCCCGATCAGCTCGGGCCGGTAGACGACCTGCGCCATCTCCTCGCCGCCCGTCAGCCAGGCGACGCCGTAGCGTGTCGCGTCGAGGCAATCGTATGCGCCCTTGTTGTAGATCACGTCGGTGAACTCGCCCGTCTTCTTGTTCTGCACCCGCCTGTAGTCGCCGATCTCGCTGATCAGGTTCACGCAGCAGTCGTGGATCTTCAGCCGCCGCTCCGTGAGCAGGTTGATGATCCGGTCGATGCCGGCCCACACGTCCCAGAACGGCGGCTCGACGAGCGGGATCGCGTAGTCCGCCCAGTCGGTGCGCTGCTGCCGCTCCGACGGCCCTCCGCCGACGAAGGCCAGGATCGTCTCCCCGTTGAGCTGCACGATCTTCTGCACGTTGGCCGCATGTTGCGCTGTCGTCACCCCGAACGGTTCCACGTACTCGCGGTAGGCGTGCAGGCACTTGTCCTTGGGGTCGAAGGCCAGCCACACGGCTGCGATGTGCGCCCCGAACGGGTCCACGCCGACCACGCGCGGCCACAGGCGCGGGATCGGGAAGGACGCGACCTTGTCCTGGTCCTCGTCGTAGACCTCGTAGATCACGCCCTCTAGCGCCGCCCAGATGCCCTGCTTCAGCCGCTTGTGGCGCACGCCCGTCAGGCTGTCCAAGCGCCCGATCCGGCGCGTGCCCTCTTCCGTGATCAGTCCCGTCTCCTGGTCGTACAGCTGCGGATTGTCCCGGTGGGTCGACTCGAAGAAGGCTAGCCGCCCGGCGTCGCGCCGCTGGAGGATCCAGTGGGTCGGCTGGGCGGGGTTCGCGTCCCCGATGAGCTGCGTGTACGGCATGACCGCGCCGCGGCCCGTCGTGATCCGGGTCAGGTATTCCCAGTCCGAGAGCGTCAGCTCCTCGCACTGGTTGACGTACACCAGGTCGCGTTCCGCCGAGAGCGTCTTGCCCGGGTCGTCCAGGCCGCCGACCCAGATGCGGCTCCCGTTGGGGTAGTCGTACCACTGCGGGTATTCCCCTCCGTAGTGGGTCACGTAGGGCGCGCACGACTCCAGGAGGTCGCGCTTGAACGTTTGCAGGCACGAGCCGAGCAGGTCGGCTTTCACCTTGCGGACGATGGCGATCTGGGCTTTGGGGTACTTGGTCGCCGCGCGGTGGACCTTGTAGAGGAAGCCGAGCGTCTTGCCCGTGTCGGACGGGCCCGCCAGCACGACCTCCGGCTCCCTGCACCGGATCGCCGCCAAGTTCCCGCCGTGGAAAGAATACGGGCACTCGCACTTCATACGTCATCGTCGCCCACGTTGCCGGAGAACACGTTGACGATAGTCGTCGGCGCGGCTTCCGGCAGCTCCTTTGTCCCGAGCAGGTCGGCCTCCAGCGAGATGTTCAGCCGCACCTCGCCCAGGTCGTCGCCCTGCCACGCCGCGCGCCGCGCCTCGCGCAGCTCTGCGACCTCGCGCGAGCGGTGCTCCTGCAGCTCGGCCACCATCTCCGCGCGCCACATGGCCTCGGCGGCCTGGCAGTCGGCGTTGACCGTGCCGAGCGAGAACGGCCTGCCGGTGCGCGGGTTGCGCAGTCCCCCCTCGTCCTGCGGCCGGGAGAGCGCCTCCTGGATCTCGCGCTGGGACATGCCGCGCAGCCGGAGCCGCGCCACCATGCGTCGCCGGACGTGCTTCAGGCTGCCGCTCGTCGCCCTAGCCACGTTCAGCCCCATTGTTCAGGGAATTGGCCATTGACAAGTTTCCTGTTCTGTGATACAATGTATCTGTAGAATGAATCTTCACAGACCGACAGGAGGGACCGAAATGGGACTGCACCAGATCACCAAGGAAAACCTGCAGACGCTCGTGGACGGCCAGATCGTCGAGATCCGCGGGATCTCCGGCGTCCAGGTCGAGGAGCCGGACGAGGCGGGCAAGGCCGCGTCCCTTTGCGGCGTCGTCCGGATGCATGCGATGAGCGGCGCCGTATACGAGCTCTGCAGCTACATGGCGGAGATCGGCACGTTCAACGTCGAGGAGGTCAAGTAGATGGGAAAGGTAAATGCGACCAGGAAGCTCGTCGTCGTCAGGGGCAAGGGGACGCCGCGGGAAACGCGGATCGCCACCGACGTGACCCTGTACAGGGCCAAGGTCGGGGGTCGCACGGTATGGGTCTCCATCCCCGAGGACTAGGCGCAACGTGAACCCCGAATGCCCGACTACGCCGGAGCGGTCGCGGATCATGGCGGCCATCCCGTCGAGGGACACGAAGCCCGAGGTGACGCTGAGGCGCGCGTGCTGGCGCATGGGCCTGCGATACCGCAAGCACCGCCGGGACCTGCCCGGCACGCCCGACTTCGCGTTCGCGTCCGCCAGGGTCGCCGTGTTCGTGGACGGCGACTTCTGGCATGGGCGGGCGTTCTTCGGGGAAGGAAAGTGCCCCGCGAACAACCGGGAGTATTGGGCCGCCAAGTTCCTGCGGAACCGCGAGCGGGACCTCACGGCCGACGGGGCGCTGCGCGCGATGGGCTGGCTGCCGCTGCGGGTCTGGGAGTCGGACATATCAGCGCGCCTCCCCGCCTGCGCCCGCCTGGTCCGCGTGGCCGTCCGCCTCCGCGAGCGTCGCCGCGACGCATAGGGCGACCGCCTCCATCATCAGCGGCGGGACGGCGTTGCCGACCTGCCGCCACCCCGACGTGTACCCGCCCGCGAGCCTGAACTGGTCCGGGAACGACTGGATGCGCTTCGCCTCCGCGACCGTCAGCGGGCGCTTTTCCGCCCAGTGGACCACCGTCGCGAACCCGTGCCTCCCCTGCATGGCCGGCAGCGTCATGGACGGCCTGCCGGGGTGCGGCTTGACGCAGCTGTTCTGCCCCCTGCCTAGCACGTCCCCCGCGTTGCCGCCCGGCGGGACGTCCCCCCATGCCGCGCCGTACCTGTCCCCGAGCGCGGGCGTCCCTATGTAGCCTTCGCGAATGCCAATTGCGGGCATGGGGCCGTCCGCCGGCTTGAGCCGCATCGGTGCCGCGCCGCTGGAAACGTGCAATGCCTTGCCGTCCCTGCCTTGATTAGCTATCCACAGCGTCGGCGCCCTCGTTGCGAGCGCCGCGGGCAAAGGAACGTCAACATCCCATTCTGTCCCCTTCCACCATCCGCCGCCGTGCGGGACAATCTTCCGCTTCCCTTCGCCGAACAAGTCCCCGATCGCCTCCAGAACGGTCAGCGGCCTGCCGACGGTCGGGCGCGGGTGCCGAGGGCGGGCGCCGAGGCCTTCCCGGACGCCGACGAACACCAGCCGCTCCCGGCTCTGCGGGACCCCGAACCACATGGCGTTCAGCCGCGCGCAGCGAACGTCGTACCCCGCCGCCTTCAGCTTGCGCATGCAGTCCGCGAAAACGAGCTTCATCTTGCCCTTGACCATGCCCCAGACGTTCTCCATCACAAACGCGCGGGGCCGCACCCCCTCCAACAGGCGGGCGAACTCGTTGTACAGCTGGTTCCGCATGTCGCCCAGTTCGCGCTTGCCCGCGGTCGAGAACCCCTGGCATGGTGGGGACCCGTCCAGCACGTCGAGCTCACCGGGGCTGGCGCCCGCCGCCTCCATGAGTTCCCCCGCGGACAACTCCCGTATGTCCCCGCCCAGAACAGGCACGCCAGGGAAGTTGAGGCCGAACGACGCGCGCGCATCGGCGTCCCATTCGGACGCGGCGAGCTCGCGGAACCCGGCCATCGAGTAGCCCAGCGACGACCCGCCGCAGCCCGCGAACGTCGAGGCGACGGTCGGTGCGCCCGCCCGCCTCGGGGCCAGGTGCCTCGCCCATGCCGCGTCGAGCGCGTCCCGGTAGCCGCTCACTTGGGCCACCTGTGCCCGCATTTCGGGCACTCGACCCATTCGACGTCACCCTCCACGGACTCGTCGTACTCCGGCCACCCTTCCGGGGGCTCCGCCGAGACGGAGGCCAGCAGCGCGTCCAGGGCGTCGCCGTCCACGCTCGTCGGCAGCTCGCCCGCCCCGGCCAGCTTCCTGAGCTGGTCGCCGAACCTGGTGTCCCACATGCGCAGGCTGTCCCACAAGGTGAAGTCCCCGCCCATGATCGTGATCTGGTTATGGTCGACGCCGTACGCCTCCGCCGCCGCCTCGCTGGCCGCGTCGACGCCGAACAGGACCGGGACGTGCCACGCGCCCTCCAGGTCCAGCACCCCGCGCGGGGCGGGGTATCCGTCGCGGCGCATCGCGCCCAGGGCCTCGAAGCGCCCGTTGCCCTCGCCGAGGCTGCCGCGGCCGTCGTTGAGCTTCGGCTCGAACTTGGGGGGGTCCTTGAACCCGTGGCGCTCGATGGAGCGGACCAGGGAGCCGACATCGTGGCGCTTCATGTTGCCGTCCCACATCATGGCTAGGTCGAGGGGAACGTACTCGAGGCGGAGCCGCTCGGTGGCGGCCTGCCCGTTCTCTTCCATCCGTGCTCCTCCTGCGGAGGGCGTGCCGACCCTGTCGGTCGTGGGGGGACGGGGGACAGGAACCCCGCCCCCCACTGAGAAAGGAGCTTGGCGGGCGGCACGAGCCCACCGATTTCATTGTACCACGAAAAGGGGCGCCCGTCAAGGGGAAACTGGCTATTGACAAACTTCTGATTGTATGATACAATGTAATCATAGAACGAACATTCGGGACAGGCAAGACAGGAGGCACGATGGCAACGCACGAGGGCACGGCAATAGAGGTCAAGCGACGGTTCGTGAGCAGGGACGGCAGCGGGGTCCGCGCCGTCGTCTCCCGGAACGGCCGAGACCAGATCGAGTTCAAGTCCTACCAGCACTGGGGAAGCGAGGGGCTGCAGGGGTTGGGCCCGCTGGAGATGTCCACGTGGTCCTGGAACTGCGACACCGCCGAGCAGGTCGCGGACGCGTTCGAGATGTTCGACGCGACGCGGCGGCTTTACGAGCAGCTCGGGCACGAACGGCTGCACCGCACGACGGTCCAATACGGCGGGGAGGACACGGTGCTGGCGATCTGGGCGATGTCCCCGCACAACGCGAGGGAGCAGGCCCTAGCCAACGCCGCCGACATGAGCGACGAGGACCGCGCGCCGCTGCAAGGCGCGGCGTGGGTCGAGGCCGAGTAGGCAAAGCCACAAGGAGAGCAACGTAATGGCGACCTACACCAAGGCCGAGCTGAAAAGCAAGTTCAACTTCGACTGGTACGCATTCCCGAACCGCAGCGAGGTGGAGATCCGGGTGCCCGAATGGACATCGCGCTATACCACCCGCCTGCGGCTGTCCGAGAGCCAGGGCCGCGTGAGCGTGGCGCTGCCGGGGCTGGGCGGGACGTTCAACCTCTCATACAGCTATTGCGGGCAACTGCTCCTGCATGGCGACGGGCCCGTAGCGATCCGCGAGTGGATCGACGGGAGCCGAGGCCAGGCGCGACGCTTCAGGCAGCACCCAACGTACGAAGCGATGGTCGTCGATGCGGTCTGGATCGGGCTGAAGATGCTCCGGGCGCACGTCGAGACGCTGCGCGCGAGCTGGGGAAGACAGGAGGCATGATGCTGATAACGGGGAAGTACCCGGACCTACTTTGGCGGGAGATGGTAGACAGAGCGCGGGAGACGGCGACCAGGTCGCACGGGCCGAAGGCAGAGATTCTGTATGCTCGGTCGCGGCGAGGGATCTTCGTCGAGGTCTACGTCGGCGACGAGAAGGTCGGCGAGTTCGAGGTCGAGGCGTAGGGCACTTTTGACAGGAGGACAAAATGAAGCTGTCGGCACGGGCAGCGGAGGCGCTTCAAGAAGTAAAGGAAAGGCTGGTCAGCGGCGACGTGGGCGAGCTGGTGAGGATGGCAATCATCGCACGGCACCCGGACGACAAGATGCCGTCAAGCGAGTGGAGCTTCAACAACCGCCTGCTCGTCCTGTTCCAGACAATGCTGATGGGCAAGCTGACGATGGATTGTCGCGGGTATAGGCAATGGCAGGAGACCGGGAGACAAGTCCAGAAGGGTTCCAAGGCAGTGTACATCCTGGTCCCCATCGTCCGTTACGAAAAGGACGAGGTTGGCGAGATCGAGATGGATGAGCACGGGAACAAGAAGATCAGTTGGCTGTCATTCAAGGCCGTATCAGTGTTCCCAGATTGGGAAACCAAAGGCGACGGCTTGCCCAAGTTCGACTACACGCCCGCGAAACCGCCGCCCTTGGCAGGCATCGCGGAACGGTTCGGGATCGCCGTCGAGTATGTGCCAGAGATGGTCGGTGCATACGGAAACACGACGGTCAACGGCAAGGTGATCGCGCTCGGTTCCCACGAGCCACGGGTATTCTTCCACGAACTTGGCCACGCGGTCCACGCCAGGATTGCGGGCAACCTCAAGGGCGGGCAAGACCCCGAGCAGGAAGCAGCGGCAGAGTTCACGGCGGCGGTGCTGGGAGCGATGTACGGGTACGACTACACTGGCAACGCCAGGGACTACATCGCCGGGTACAACGGGGACGTGGAAAAGGCCGTGTCGGGCGTGCTGGGAACGGTAGAGAAGATCCTCAGCGCGATAGAGGCGGAGGAGGTCTAAGATGCCAGTATGGTGGGTCGAACAAGCCGAAGGGCCGCACGTCACCGAGATCAAATCCATCGTCACCAGGTACAAGGCGGGCACGGTGGAGCCGGAAACGGCATACCGCAGGCTGGTCGAGATGTACCGGCAGACGCACGACGGGCAGGAGCCGGGGTTGTCCTGGAAGGAAGTCGAGGGGCGCGGCGCATGGGACGTGGACCACTACATCACCGTCCACTTCCCGTTCTATGCGAACCACTGGTTCAGCGGGCGATTTGGGGATTGCGAAACAGCGCGCCGCAGGTTGGAGCGGCAGCACCCCGACACCAAGTTCGCCGTGGGGTACGAATATTAGGTCGGTACGAGCTGACGTGGGCGTGGAGCCCATGGCCGTAGATTTTGTATGACATACAAAAGAAGGGAGCATCCGATGAACGGCACGATGGACTGGACGCAATTCCTGGACGACTTCGGGAAGGCGATGCTGCGCCGCATAGACGTTGATCCCGAACGGCTGCCCACGGACCACAACCCGATCACTGACGCGCTGAAAGTATCCGACTTTGTAGCACTGCATGAAGACATGGACGGCTTCTCCAGGATCGCGCTGAGCAGACTCGCGACCATTTGCCAGATGGCCGTGTTCGACTGGCAGGAAGGGCCCGAGGGCGACGGCAAGCCCAAGGCGCTGCGCCGCCACTGGTACGCCTGGTACAAGACGCACTTCGCGCAGCCGTTCGCCCGGCAGCTGGGGGACGTCTCCGTCAACGCGCAGGGGATCGAGGAGGTCAACGACCGAGCCTGGGCCGCGCGGCTGAGCCAGACCTACGCGGAGATGGTCGACTCAAGGGAGGTCACGTACCAGGACCTCTGGGTCGAGGACGCGAGCCGAATGATGGCGAAAAACTGGGAAGCCCTCTTCCGCGGCTGCAACATCGTCCTCTGCGTGGAGAAGGATAGCCTCTTCGCGGACTTCCAGCCGGCGGCGAAGGCGCTGGGCGCAAAGTCGGTGTACTCGGGCAAGGGCAAGTCGAGCAAGGCGGCAATAGAGAAGGTGCTCAGGGAGCACTTCTCCTGGACGCCGGGAAATGAGAACCGCACTCCGCTGATCGTCCTTCACATCTCGGACCACGACTACGATGGCGAGGCCGTGATCGGGCCGACGTTTGGCGAGCAGGCCCGCCGGTACTCGGACCACGTCTATGAGGCTCGGGTCGGCGTCAAGCCGGAGGATGTCAGGGCCGCGGGGTATGGCTGGGAAGACTCCTGGTACACGGTCAAAGTGAGCAACAAGGGATACCGCGCCTGGGCCGAGGAAAAGGGGCTGTTCCTCGCCGTCTGCGAATTCTGCGGGCACCAGTACCCGGTCGTGAGCACGGACAGATGGGACCCGGAGAGCGAGTGCCCAGAATGCGGCGGCCGGATGGAGGAGATCGACATCGAGGAAAGCCTGCCGCACGGCTTCGAGGTCGAGGCGATGAGGACACGGGACTACTACGGACTGATCGTCGACGCGCTGCTCCAGGTACTGCCGTTCGACTACATCGTCCGCAAGCTGAGGGAAGAATGCGTAGCGGACGCGGACCAGGCGGTCGCGGCCATCGTTGAGCGGATATGCGAGGAAAACGAGAACTACCAGGAGCTACTGCAGCGGTTCGAGGAATTGGAACAGATCAAGGCCAGCTTTGAGGCCAGGGTCAGGGCGGACCTACTGGAGCAGGCAGGGCCGCGCATAAAGGACTTCGAGCACCTGGAAGACGACCCGGAGCCGGACGAATACCGTGAGTACGTCCAGGAAGCCGGCGACTGGTCAAGCCCGTGGCGCCCGTTCTCCAAGGGACTGCGCACGAAGAGCCTGACGGACAAGGTCGCGGGCATCGCCTGGGGGTCGCTCAAAGGTTTCGTCACTGAGAAGGTCTGGTAGAATAGGTTTTGTATGGTATACAAAAAGGAACAGGCACAATGAACGACTTCGAGACGACGGGGCAGGTGCACGCGCTGGCGAGGCGCGTCGCCGCCCTCTGGGAAGGCTGGGAATACAAAGAGCCGCAGGGAGAGAACATGCCCGTCACCGCGTGGCTGGCGGGGCCGGAGGAGCGCGAGGTCACCTTGCGGGCGGACCACATATTCGCTCGGTCGGCGGACGGCTGGCGCGTCATCGTGTCCGGCCACTACCCCAGGGACGGCGGCCAGGGCATGCTGCGGCTCGACGACGGGGAAAAGCCGCCGCAGATCACGGTCTCCACAAGCAGGATGGTCGGGGAAATCGTCGCGGACATCCGGAGACGGTTCATGCCGCGGTACGAGCGGTGCTACGAGCAGGCGCTGTCCGAGCGCGACGGCTGGCGGGCACACGTCGGGACGGTCGAGGCCAGGACGCTCACGATCGCCGCCGCGCTGGGAGAGCAGGCGACGGCCAAGACGCTCGACCTGCGGGGCGAGGTGTACGCGTCGCACCCAGGCGACCACACCTCCGTAAAGGTGGCGGTGTACGAGCGCGAATCCAGCTGGGACATCCGCTACGCCACGCCCGAGCTGGAGGCGCGGCTCGCGGAGGTGCTGTGGGAGACGCTGCGATGAGCAAGAGACGATGTCACGACTGCGGCGTATGCGAGGGAGAGATCCACAACTTGGGCTGCGACATGGAAGAATGCCCGTTCTGCGGCGGACAGCTCATCTCCTGCGGATGCGTCTACAGCATACTGATGATAGATGTGACTCCTGGAACCTGGACATATTCTCACGGACTTACTGACGAACAGGAATTAGACTGGCTGGAACAGCTTGATGATGTAGGACGCATCCCCTACATCGTATACCCGAACCTGTGCGCCAGATGTGGAGCATTGTGGCCCGAACTATTCTCTGTCCCCAATATGCAATGGCAGCGCTACGTACCCAAAAGCCAACGGCACAAGATCCTCTGCTGGGACTGCTACTGTGAGATCAAGACACTAATTGATGCAGCGAAGAGAAGGCGAACGTGAAGGCAACCGACAAACGCCGGGCCCTGAAATGTAGCTGCATGACGGATGTCGACTGCCCGGAGGCGGTGCGGATCCGCGCCAGGGCCAGCAGGTCCTGGGCGTCCTACAAGCGCACGGGCAGCCTCAAGGCGCTGTCCGCGTGCAGGGCCAGGATCACGGAATACGAGGCGCACCATGCGGCAGCATGCGTACCCGAGCCTTGACGAGGCGACGGCGGCGGCGAGGGAAGGCGCCGCCGCGTGGTTCGCGTACCGCGACCCCGAGCTGGGCGGCTGGGGATGGTACCCGAACTCCGAGCGCCTGGGCACGGGCCGGTGGGTCAAGGAGCAGTGGATCGAGGAGACGGACGCGGGCCCGGTCGAAGTCGTGGAAACTGGCTATTGACAATCCCCCCGTTTCGTGATACAATGTAATCGTAGAATGAACATTCGCAGGCACGGACAGGAGGCACGATGGACAGGCACACGACGGTCAACGCAAGGCCAAGCGCAATCCTCATCTTCAACAAGTGCAAGGCCCTCATGGGCCGACTTCCCCCCTACCTTGACCCCGATCAGTTCAGACACGCATTCAATCGCGCGACGGTGCTCCTGGAACACGGCGAGTACCGGGTGTTCGTCCGTTACTCTGGGACGCCGACGCGCCTTAGCCACCACTACGAGATCACCGAGGTCGAGCTGGACCATCCCGATGCAATGCCGTTCATGAAGCAGCGCATCGACCTGGGCACGTTCGACACCAGGGAACAGGGCGCGGAAGTCGTGCTGAACGACCCCGCCGGGCTCGTCGAGCGGCTCAACGGCCGCATCGCCCGCGGCAAGGCCAGCGACCGAGAACTGGCGCGGCAAGCGGGGCTGACCATTGCCAAGTTCGACGCCGACACGACCGCACGCGACAATGACCACGATCCGCGCTGACCGCGTCGGGTTCCCCGAAGGGAAGGTGGACGTATACCTGATCCACTTTTCCCCGCGCTACAAGGGGGCCGGGCACTACGTCGGCTCCACCGAGCGGCACGTCGGGGAGCGGTTTGCGGAACACCTGAACGGGGGCGGCAGCGCTCTCACCAGGGCCGCGCAGGCGGCGGGATGCGAACTGGCCGTCGCCCGGGTGTGGCGCGGGGTGAGCCAGGGCATCGAGTTCCTGGTCAAGTCGCGGGCGGAGGGCCCGAGCCTCTGCCCTATCTGCAACCCGGGCGGCTGGCGGAGGCTGGCCGAGGGGGGTCGGTATGGACATTCTGAAACATTCGAGACAGGAGGATCGTGATGGCATGGATCAGCAGGCAAAAGGTCTACATGGAGGGTGGGCACATCCTCCAGGCCGGGGACAAGGTCGCGGTCAAGTATGTGACCGCCGTTGGTCATGTGGGCGACTTCGCCGTTTACATGGGGCTGTCGGACCAGACGGACCAAGAGGTCGCGGAATGCGGCGACAAGGTGCCGGAGTCCGTCGGGCGCGCCGTCGCCCCGTACTGCTCCCACCTGAGTTACAGAGGGTAGGATGGACGTCCCGTGCGAATTCGTCAGGATTGACGGGTTCCGCTGCCCGCCCGAGTTCTGGGCCGCATTCGGCTACACAGGCCAGCAGCGACATGTCAGCCTGTGGTGGGAACGGAGCGGGGACGAGGCCAGCTTCTGCGACGGCGAGTACACGGTCGTCGGCGCGGAGTGGGCGGCGTACCTGACGCTGGTCGAGCACCCGCGCAACTGGCCGCTGCTCGACCTGGACGTGAGATTGGGAGACAGCGACACCGAGGCGACGCACATGCTGGTCCTGGACCGCGAGGACCCGGGCGCGGCGTGGGTCGCCCCGAGGGAGGCCGCGGAGCGGTGGCTGCGCGGACAGGCCTTCCCCGATGGGCGGGACTTGGAGGGGGCAGTCGAGCTGACGTGCGAACTGATCGAGGCCGCCCTGCGGCATTCGTTCGCGCGGCTGCACGAGGTCAAGCGGTTCGAGTCGGTCGAGGACCTGATGCGCGACCGGGCCGTGAAGCTGGATGCGTTGCAAAAAGCATTAGACAGCAAGGAGGAATGATGGAAAACGTGATGAGTGACTTGGAAGGCCGAACCATCGAGAGCATCTGGATCGACCAGACAACTCAAGAATACCTACGCTTTGAGACAGATCAGGGGCCGCTGTGTTACATAGCTGTAGGCGATTGTTGCTCCGAGACATGGTTCGCCGACTTGTTAGGTATCGATGCGCTTTTGGGCCAAACGGTGCGAAAAGCGGAATTCGTCTCCCTCGGTGAACCAGAAGAAAATGACAATCGCACGCGCCAAGAGTATGACTGGATCTACAGTTATAAACTCTTTACGGATCGAGGTATCGCAGACATCATCTTTCGCAACAGCAGCAATGGATACTACAGCGGCTGGCTTTCCCAGAGTAACTGCCAAGGCGACATCCAATGGGCAAAGATCATGAATGACTACAGCGCATGATTACCTTTGCATGGAGGCAATGAATGGGCCGCACTAGCAGGGACAAGGGCGCGCGGGCGGAGAACGACGTCGCCCGGCGGTTCAGGAAGGCGGGCTGGGCGGACGCGCGGCGGCACCTGGAGTTCCAGGAAGACGAGGCGGCGGAGGGGCGCGACCTCTCGGGGACGCAGCCTTACGGCGTCCAGGTCAAATGCTGGAGGACGATGCCGCCCGCGTCCGCCATCGAGCAGGTTGAGGCCAGCGACGAGTACCCGATCCCGGTCGCCATCCTCGTGCAGAGCGCGCCGGGGCAGCGGCGGAGGGAGATCGCGGTCTTGTGGCTGGACGACTTCATGGCGATCATCGCCAGGTTGAAGTCCCAAGAAGAACGGGCAAAGGAGGCATGATGCCGACGCGCCGGATCGAGGACTTTCCGATAGGGGAACTGGAGATAGATCGCGCAGAGTCCGTTGCCGACATCCAGTTGTGCCAACGGGCACTAGGCGAGGGCGCCGAGACATACTTTGACGGCAAAAGCAGCGTGCAGTACCGGCTTGCGGTGAATGAGCACATCGTCCGCATCATCGACGCGGAGCTGGAGCGACGTTCGAAGGAGGCAGGAACATGGGAAGGCTGAACGCGGGGGCGTTGGTCGCGTCTCTCGCCGTGGGCGTCCTGCTCGCCATGCTGCTCATGGCGTGGGTCGAGCTGGGGGCGATATGACGCAGCTGCGCGATCTGGAGCTCAAGGTGGAAACAGCCATCGGGCACGAGCTGGCCTGGAGGCGGTCCGGGGAATTCGGCGGCGCGTCGTGGGCCGACACCGAGCGGGGGTTCGTCTCGATCATGGTCGAGCCCCCGGAGGGCGTGCCGCAGGTCGGCGGCGAGTTCGAGCTGGGGGAGGAGGCCGCCCCGCTGTCGGCGCTCTCGCTGCGTGACCCCGCCGCGATCGCCCGCCAGTACGTCGAGCGGACGCGCGTCGGGTTGCACGTGCTGGTGGAATCCCCGATGCCGGTCGAGCTGTACGGCATGATCTGCGAGGGCACCGGCCGACAGGAGGAGTCGCGACAGCTGTTCGTCGGCGACCTGATCCTGTACGGCGAGGCCCACTACGGGGAGACCTACGCGCAGTACGTTGACTTGCTGGGGAATCCCTACAACACGCTCGCCCAGTGGAAGCACGTCGCGTCGCGGTTCCCCTACGAGACGCGGACCGAGGGCGTGCCGTTCAGCGTGTACCAGATCACCGCGTCGCTGGAGCCGCTGGAGGCGCGCCTGGAGATGGTGCGGCGGTATGCCTGCGGCGAATTGGAGAACACGACCGAGCTGGGCGACGAGGTGAAGCGCGAGCGCGCGGGGGAGCCGAACGTGGACCTGCTGCCGGAGTGCCCCGCGTGCGGGGGAAAGCTGACCTCGCGCAAGTGCAAGGCGTGCGGGTTCGACTTCCAGGCGGCGGTGTGGCTGCTGCACGACGTGGTGGCGGAGCTCGCCGCCTGCCCCGTGCCGCTGCCGGGGGACGAGATGCCGACGGTGTGGCGGCTGACCCACGCCAGGGAGGAACCATGAGCGCCATCGGCATGGAATCCACGGTTATAGACTTTGTATGCCATACAAAAAGGAATAAATGAGATGTCACATTATACGGCGCTGATCTCGGCAAACAGTCAGGAAGACTTGGCCGCGAAAATGCTGCCCTATCATGAATACGGTTTGGGCATGGACGTGGGAGAAGGCGAAAAGCAATTCCTAGTATGCGATGAGAAACACGGACTGCATAACCCGAATGCCCGGTGGGACTGGTATGGGCGGGAATGTGGTCTGCTCAAACTCAAGCCACAAAAGACCGAAGGAATACGGGTTTTCAAAAAGTTGATGGAATGGTTTCGCCATCGGCTGCTCAAACTCAAACCGCAAAGGGTTGAGTCATGCAATCCCAACGACTATGGTCCTAGCGGGATTGACAACGCACTCGTCAAGCAAGTGGACTGGAACGGCATCCTGCAAGACCAGTTCGATGCGACGGCATTGACCGATGCCTTTATTGATTTGGAAGGCAACTGGAAAGACAGGAGAATGATAAACCAATCAGGCTGTTCATCCGATGAGGATGGCAGTTACGATGAGGCGTTTTGGCAATTTGTGCGATCCCTGCCGGACTGGCAACGAGTGTATACCGTCTACTATCACAGCTAGAGAATGGAGCGGACAATGAAGGACTTCGAGATGACGGGGCTGGTCCACACCGGGGAGGAACCATGAACGAAGTCATGGAGCGGATCTTCCGGTACGTGGTAGACTACAAGGCGGAGCACGACGGGTGCAGCCCGTCGTTCGAGGAGATCATGAACGGAGTGGAGGGACTGTCGAGCACGTCGGCGGTGAGTTACAACCTGGACAAGCTGGAGGAGGGCGGGCGGATCAGGATGGCCGAGGGCCAGAACCGCAGCATCCAGGTCGTCGGCGGGCGGTGGACCTACGAGGAGGACGGGCCATGATCTACCAGCCGATGGACTTCCCGCAAGCAAAGGCCGAGGCCGCGGAATACGCGCGAGAACGCCATACCGAGACGATGGTGGTCATCCTGGAAGACGAGCAGTTCATGTGGGTCACGACGCGCCACTACATAACCGACGACGCGATCCACCCGTTCCAGGAGGCATGGTACTCCGCGTGCGGGAAGGCCGAGAACGAGGCCCTGCTGGCAACGGCGATCACGTGGATGCATCAGCGGTGAGGAGGCGTGACGGTGAAAATAACAAGATGGTTGGCCGTGATAGCGGTGCTTGTCGGCCTACTGGTGACGACTCGGTTTGCGTCGCCGGCGACGCCTCGGTTGTTCAACGATCTGCCCTTGGGCCGGTGCTACAGCCGGTGTGCCGCTTCGATCCTGCTCGACTTCGACTGGTGCGCCAGCGGATGCCGGTACGTGCTCGGTGGGGGGGAGGGGTGAGATGAGAGACCTAATACAGCGCTGGATCTGGCGTGCATTTGTGCGCCATACTTTTGGGCATCACAATGCCGACTTTGAGGCATGCAGTGACCGGTGGTGCTGGCTGACATGGCAGGTTGAGCGGCGGCTGTACTTCTGGCTGTACCCGGGGGCATGAGATGATAACGCGACAATACATGTGCCAGCTGATGGGCACGCGGGAGACGCGGCAATATCTACACCAAAGGCATAGCATCTCCCGATCGCAGACGTGCGTCGGCGACTGGTTGAGAGAGGGGCGCATCCTGCCCGTCCTGTCCTACGGGCGGCCGGGCTACATGGTGCGTCTCACGACGCGCGAGCAGGTCGACTTGGCGGTGAGGGACGAGCGCGTGCCGCCGGGACCGGAACGCAGGCGGACGCGGAAGGCGCTGCGCAACGAGGTCGCGGTGCAGCTGATGGACGAGCTCGGGCTGACGCTCGCGGGAGGGGACGCCGCCCGCCAGCGGGGCGGGGAGGAGGAGTGATGGAAAACCAGCAACAGAAGCCCAAACTGGTCGGGTATGTAGAGCCAGTACGTGAGTTTGAAGGCTACTCACTGCTGGGCTACTACGCCAGGGGCCATGTCGATCCCAGCGATGTGATTGCGGCAGTTGAGCATGACTATGGCGAGCGTTACGATCTATCGAAGGTTCGGCAAACCTACGCCCGCAATGTCCCCGTTGGGCCAGACCGCCCAGAGGAAATGGTGATGTGCACGGATGTCAAGCCGGGCCGAGGAGCCTACAAAATCACTTGGCTTGAGACGTGGTGAGTCCCGTGACCCGCCGCCGCTACGCCGCCCCGCGCGGGGCAGAGGAGGAACGATGGAACCCGAAACGCTCAAAATCGACGTCGCTGCCTGTTGCGCCAACTGTGGCAATCGCCACGGCACCTACAAGAGCATGAAGTGCGCGGCCCTGGGCGAGCTTTTTTCTGTCCTCCCCCACTGGTTGTGTGGGCGTTATCAGGACATACGGGGCGCAAAGTTCTTCATCCTTGACCTGGCACGGGCGCGGGCAGGGGAGGGATGATGCCAGCGAAGGGCAACCCCAGCCTGACGTACAGGTACAGGAAGCACTGGCCCAGGCGGGTCCCGGACCGGGGCATCAAGTTCCCGTCCTGCTGCGGCAAGAACGTGCCGCTGTGGGCGAAGGCGGACTCGCCGGGAGACGTGACGTGCGGGACATGCCGCAGGGTGCTGCGGGTCCAGGGACGATTGTAAGCATTGAAAGGAGCGAACGATGTTTGGCATGTTAGAGGCATGGGACTATCGCGACGAGTATTGGGCGTGGCTCAGAGACGAACAGAACAGCCGAAGCCGCGCAGTCGACCAGGGCAAGGAGGAATGCGTGCGCTGCGGGTATTGTTGCTGCTGCAGGACGTGCGTGCCTAGATCCGACGAAATGCAGACCGTCGCGGATTACATGGGCCTCACGGTTGAGCAGCTGATCAGGAAGCACATGGTGGGCGACAAGATCGACGGACACAGGTTCCTGCGGTTCGCAAACACGAAGCAGCAGGACGTGCTAGGCGAATTCCTTGACTGGCGACGGACGTATGACCAGGGAATTTGCACCCTGTTCGATGAAGACAGCAAAGCGTGCCTCATCTATCCAGTAAGGCCAGATGACGCCAAAGAAGCATATTGCTGGGATGGGGATTCGAACGACGCTGAGCTGTACAAGTCAATCCATGCATGGAAGGACGGCGACCTCGAAAAGCTGTGCCCCTGGATGGCAGCTGAGGACGACTGAAACGACGACGACATGGACGAGTGCTGAAGGGAGATTTTGTATGTCATACAAAATATATCCGGTCTTGTTCAACGGCGAGATGGTGCGGGCCGTACTGGCGGGACAGAAAACGCAAACGCGGAGGCCCATCAAGCCGCAGCCGTCGGATAAAATCATCCGATATGCTAGGACGCGCGATTTAATGGCTGATGTGTGGAATCGTTACTATGAGGAAGGCTATCGCGAATGGATGGGTGTATTGCCCGATGGGGCCATGACATGCCATCGCGATTGTCCCTACGGGTTGATTGGCGATCATCTATGGGTCCGCGAGACATTCGTTCTCGAGGACACAGACGAGGTGCCCACGGACGGGCGCCCCTACCGCGAGATGGAGGAGCCTGGCGAGTTTGGGCAACTGCTTGTGCCGCATTATCGGGCCACTGAGCCCGAGCCGCATATCGTTCCTCTGGACCTGTCGGATAGCTACGATGACCGCACCCGCTGGCATCCTTCCATCTTCATGCCGCACTGGGCGTCGCGCATCACGCTGGAGGTCACGAACGTGCGGGTGGAGCGGGTGCAGGACATCACGGATGACGACGCCTGGGAGGAAGGCGCGTGGTGGTGGAGGCACGATGATGCAGCCGGTCCGCCCTTCTATGTGCGCAAGGGCTACAATGTCGAGTGTTTCTCGGAACTGTGGGACTCTATCTATGCCAAACCCAAGCCCGTCTACAGGGACAAGCAGATCGTGCACTATATCAGTTACCCGTGGGAGGCAGACACGGAGACGCGGGAGCATCGTGGGTTGCCCTGGTTCGTGTACGGCAATCCATGGACATGGGCGGTATCGTTCAAGAAGCTGGAGGGCTGACCTTGCGCGGCGTCCTGATGGGCGACTTCTTCGGCGGAGAGGACACGTCCCCCGTTGAGGGCCGGTGCCGCGAGTGCGGCAAGCCGGTCACGGCAGGCGCGACGTTCTGCATCCGGCACAAGTTCCGGCTGGAGCGGGCGCGCCGCCAGACGCGGCGGCTGTGCGAGCTGGCGCGGCGGCGGAAGATGGGACGGCTAATCCACGAGTGGTGGGAGGCGACAAAGGAGGCATGATGAGCAAACTGAAGATTCACTGCGAGAACGAGTCAGTCATGGAATTGGATGGAGGGACAGAAGATCCAAAACAGGTGAAGGACTGGCTGATAGAGCTGGCAAGCACAGGTTTTGCGTTCTCACATTCCGACAGTGGAACTCTCATATTGTTCAACTTCAGGTACGTGACTTTCATAGAGTACGAGCCGGAACAGGATTCAACCGTAGACGCAAGCGATGCACTAGAAACGGTCAACTTGGAGGGCGAGACAATCGAGTCTTGACCCATGACCAGTGGGAGGCATGACATGCAACAGTACATCTTGTTCCTGCCGGCGGGCCTGCTCGGCCTGCTGGCCGTCGGGGTCGGCGTCCTGGGATGGCTCAAGCCGACGGGCCAGGAGACGGCACCGCGCATCAACGAGGGGGCCGTCTCGCGAGTCGTAGGCCTGCTCGTCATCGCAGCGCTGGCTTGGCTGGCCCTGGTTGCGGCAGGAGGGAATTGACGATGCATACCAGCGACAAGGTTCTTAGGGCCCTCAGCCTGTACGTGAAGGGCGGGGGGACATTCGGGACCCGGAAGTACCTCGCACTGCACGACCAGCTGGTGGGGATCTACCGGGATGTGAAGGTGCTGGAGCAGCGTCCGGAGCCGCCGCTGGAGATGCTGGAGCGGTGGGCCAGGGAGAACGAGCCCTAGGAACCGGGTATTGACAATCTGCCCGGTTCGTGATACAATGAAAGCGGAGTGGGATGGCGACCCACACCGACAACCAGTAGCACGCGGACCCGAAACCCTTGTGGTTTCTCACCGGGCGGTATAGGAACAGTCCCCAGCCAGGGCTTCTTCTATATCGCGTGCTACGGCCTATACCGTCCGCTGAGAGATCGCGAGGGTTTTGTTTGTCAGGAGGACACGATGGCTGTATGCGACTACTGCGGGCAGGAAATGACCGATCCCGCAACGAAGAGCTGTAGGTCGGACTCCATCATATTCCCAGACGGCGAGTGCTTGCGTCCCATCCCGTACGCGCCAGAGTATGGCGGCCCAGACCGGCGGTGCCATGACTGCAATGTCACACGGGGCGGGTTCCACCATGCTAGGTGCGACATGGAACGGTGCCCCCGGTGCGGGGGTCAGCTCATCAGCTGCGGGTGCCTGTCAGTAGAGGTGGAATGACAAACGAAACCGTGATTCTGAGGGGGAGGGATGCGGTAGAGAACGCCGCGTCTAGGGGCCGAGGGTACCGCTGGTGACAGCAGCGTAGAGTAGGCATCGAGAGGCCTTGTCAGCCGATAGAGGGTGGAATTCCCTCCCTCCCCAGTTCCTTTAACAAGGTAATATGTCGCGGACCCGTGGCAGCGGGCAGTGGTGTGAGCATCTGTGGTCGGCGGTCCTACCAAGACGCGGAATCTGTCAATCAGACTATGTAACGAAAGGGAGTGAATGCCATGAAACGTAAACTGTTCTGGTGGGTCTTAGCAATTGGGTTGCTGGTTCTGACTATGCTCGCGCTTGCGATAGTTGAGAGTCGGGGACAGGATCTGGTGCCGAGGGCATACTTACCGCTTGTACTGAAAGCAGAGGCTGCGCCGACCTCAATACAGCCCACGCCGACCCCAATACCTACTCCTACACCTACTCCTACGCCGTCTCAATGTGTGTTGTATATGGAAACCAAGGTGGGCAGTTTGACGTATGGGGTCTTTCGCTCGGGCTTCGGCTCGAAGTACGTAGATGATTGGGGTGCCCGTCTTTATGGCAGTTTTCCTGCGGGTACATACAGTTGGCAAGCGGATGCTCGGTGCTATGGTGGTCGTGTTAGTGCTTGGGGTACTGATTACTTTGGGGTTGGTGATTGGGAGCATGTCTTCAGGTGCGATTGGGCAACATATCCATTTGAGCCGCCCAGACTTATCCTTTGTGATCGTTTGAGGGGGAGGTAGTACGCACCGTAACGCACAGCGCGACTAGGAACAGGAAGGTATAGTGCAAATCGGAAAGCTGACTATACACGGCCCCTACCTCAAGATGTTCATCTACGGCTTCACAGGTGCGGGGAAGACGCACTTTGCCGGTACAGCGCTGGATATGGTTGGGAGCTGGGTAGGGGATCTAGCCCACGACATGATCACTGAAAAGAGGACCAAATGAGCATCAAGGTCATGACCAAAGTCTGGGACCAGTCAAAACAGAAAGGCAGCGCACTCCTGCTGCTGCTCGCAATCTCGGACCACGCCGCCGACGATGGGTATTGCTGGCCGGGGATTAAGACGCTGGCGAGCAAGATCCGTATGTCGGAGCGCAGCGTGATGCGCCTAGTCAAGTCCATGGAGGAAGACGACGAGCTGTACGTCGTCCGGGGCAACGCCAACAACCGCTACGTCGTGACGGTCGGGATGACGAAAGACGACCTGCACCGCATTCTCCAGGCACGAGGCCAGCCGATACCATGTGACAACTTGTCACCTGACAAGATGACACGTGACAACGGTGACGGGGCAGGTGACACATGTGTCACTTCGGAAGTGACACAACCATGTCACCCTAATCTTCATGATCCATCACTTAACCATCAAGATCGCGCCTCCGCGCGACCGACAACAAACGAACCAAAAGCTACTACGCTGCCGGTCTTCGAGTGGGAAATGTCGGACGACGACATCCACGTGATCGAGTGTCCGCAGTGCGAAGGCCAGGTGGACGTGTGGACGGAGCTTTCCGCGTCCGCGGCCCAATGTCCCCATTGCGGCTTGCCCCTCCAGATCAAGGACAGCCATGGGAAAGTCACGCATCGTCCTCCTCAGGCCGCCCGGCATCGGACGCGTGCGTCGCCATGGCTGGTCGCCGTCGAGGCGTTCTGCGAGTACGCCGGGCTGGAGTGGACCAAGGTGTCAGGCGTGCAGAAGGGGCAGTGGGCACGCTCGATCGCGGAAGTCGCGGGCGAAGGCGCGGACCCTGGGGAGGTGGCCGCAGCGATCAGGGCGATGGAGATATACGACGTGGCGAACCTGAAGTCGCCCTACCAGGCGCGGTTCAAGGAGCCGCTGGTCATCGCGCTGGCGCGGAGTGAAGGGTCCGACCTGGAGACCGTGCCGCTGGAGGAGCTCAGGGCCCGGCTCGCCGGCGGGGAGCTGCGCATGGACGACCTGGATGCGGGGGAGCAGGCGGTGGTCCTGGCGCGTCTGGGGGCGCTGCCGTGAGCGAGATGATCTCCTTCGGTGCCGGGGTGAACTCGATCGCCATGACTATCATGCTCGTCAACGACGGCTGGCGTGGGCCGATTGTCTGGGCCGACACGGGCGGGGAGTGGCCAGAGACGCTGTGCTATATGAGAACCTTCGAGGAGCAATGGCTGAGGCCGAGGGGGCTGGAGATCACGGGGCTGTCGCCTGCCACCCACGCCGAACTGTACGACGACAAGCGGCTGGGCGGCCTGGCCGACACGCTGGAAGAATACTGCCTGATGCGCGGCATCATCCCCATTCTGGCGGTGCGTTGGTGTTCAGTGCAGTTCAAACGCAACCCGCTGGAGAACTGGCGGGAGGCACACGGGTTGGAGCGCACGTGTCTGGGCATGAGCGCCAGCGAACCGCGACGCATCCGAGAGGATCCAAGTATACGCTATCCCTTATGGGAAGAGGGTATCACGCGTGGTGAATGTCGGCGCATCATCGCTGAGGCGGGCCTAGAACAGCCCATCAAGTCGGGCTGTTTCTTCTGCCCAGGCCAGCGCCTCGACAACTGGCGGCGACTGTACTATGAGCACCGCGACCTCTACGATCGCGCCGTGGCACTGGAGGACAATGCCAGCGAGCGCAACCAAAAGTGGGCGACGCTTGATCCGCATGGTATCAGCCTGCGCGAGCATGCCGCACGACGGTGGGAGGGGCAGATGACGATGGATTTGACCCAGTGGCTGCCGTGCCTGTGCAGCCTGTGAGGAGGACCCGATGACTGTTAGGCAACGAGCTGGATTGGTACTCCTGTTGCTAGGACTAGCCATGATGATCGTCAACGCCGGACTCGACGGCGTAGAGACCGCGCGCATTATCCGAATAGTTCTTTACTTTCTGGTTGGTGCTGTCATGTTCGTAGCACGGGATCGGAAGGAATGATGGCAACTGACCCCGCCGGCAAGCTGGTCAGCCTCGACGCGGAACGCGCGGTCCTGGGCGCGTGCCTGATCGACCCCGACGCCGTCGCCAAGGCCGCCGAGGAGCTGGAGGCGTCCGACTTCCACGACGAGGGCCACCGGGCCCTGTTCGCTGCCATGGTCAGCCTGGACGACCAGGGGCAGGCGCCCGACCAGGTCGTCCTCCGCGACGAGATGGGGGCCGATTTCGGCAAGCTCGGCTGCAAGGAGGGCGGAAGGCGGGAGGCATACCTGACCTGGCTCGTCAACCGCACGCCGACAGCGATGCACGCCCAGCGCTATGCCTCCATCGTCCGCCGCCTGTCGACGCTTCGCCGCCTGGTGGGCTACGGGGCGCGCGTGGCGCAGGAGGCGTACCGCGACCGGGACGACCTGGACGACGTGTTCGCCCGGGCGCGGCGCTGGCTGGACGCGATCGAGCCGCGTTCCGGCGAGGACGAGGCGGTGCTGTACTGGGAGGAGAGCCTTCGGGCGTTCTTCGACGGGCAGCTGGCGCGGTCGGTCGAGGCCGACGAGCGCGAGGAGGGGCTGGTCCGGTGGGTCACGTTCCCCTGGGCCGGAATGCGGCGCTACCTGTCGCACCTGCGCGAGGGCACGCTGGCCATCGTCGCCGCGGAGCCGGGCGTGGGCAAGACTGCGTTTCTGGAGGGGATGGCGGAGCACAACGCGCGGCAGGGCCTGCAGGTCGTGTTCTTTCACCTGGAGCTTTCGCACCAGATCATGATCGACCGCCGCACGGCGCGGCACTCTGGCGTCCCGGTCCAGGCCCTCGAGGAGGGAGGCATGCCCGACGAGGCGCAGCGGGCCCAGGACGCGCTCAGGGCGTGGCCGGGCGGAATCCATTACGTGCACTGCCCACGCTGGTCCGCGCCGCGGATCGTGCGTCGGGCGGCGGCGCTGAGGCAGCGGGGCCTGTGCGACCTGGCGATCGTCGACTACCTGCAGAAGCTGTCGCTGTCCTTCGAGAACGGAGCCAACCGGGCGCAGGCGCTCGGCCATGCGCTGGAGGTGCTCAAGAGCTGCAGGGAGCAGCTGGGGATCCCGTTCGTGGTCGCGTCCCAGTTCTCGCGCGGCTCGCGGGACAGGAAGGTGAAGGTGTCCGACGACATCCGCGACACGGGCGAGGCCGAGGACAAGGCGAACATGATCGCCCTCCTGGACCGCCCGAGGTCGGCAAAGAACGTCGTGCAGGGCGGCAGGACGGTGCTGAGGGCGGGCGACCGCGTGCCTACGGCGTCGTGCCGCATGGACAAGAACACGCTGGGCGCGGTGGGCAGCTTCTCGCTGGTGTTCGACGGGGCGCGGTTCTCGTTCGCGGACTCGCCGAGCGAGGCGACGCTGGCGACGCTGGAGCCGCCGCCGCTCAACTTCTGAAAGGGGAAAAGGATGGGCAACGTCAAGAAGATCATCGACGGACTTGAGATATTCCGCCGCCA